ACTGCCCTTAGCGACGCCTACACGCCTCTATATGACAGGCTCTGTAAGGTCATGGATACATTATATCGATCTTCGCTCAGCTCATGGAACTCAAAAAGAACACATGGAGATTGCTGAACTTGTACGCTGTATTTTTACTTGTAAGTTTCCTGCAGTATCTGAAGCACTTGGTTGGACTCGTGAAGGGTGTTCTGAATGTACGGATGCTCCTTCTATTACGATTGAATAAATACTCTCATATACTATGGAGGAATAAAATTGCCAGTATATCCAGTTAAAAATTTAGAGACTGGTGAGACAAAAGAACTCACTATGTCCGTTTCTGATTATGAACAATGGAGAAAAGATAATCCTTCTTGGGATAAAGATTGGAGTCAAGGTTGTGCAAGTGTGGGAGAGGTTGGAGATTGGCAAAACAAACTAGTCTCTAAACATCCTGGATGGAATGAAGTATTGTCTAAAGCAAGTAAAGCACCTGGTTCAAAAGTAAAAACTATTTGATAGTATATGGCAAGAAGAAAGAGAGTAGATGACCAACCAATTGGAGTTGGTATGACATCAAAACAAATGAAGAGAAAAAAACCAATTAATTCTGATTTAATGAGAGATATCGATCCTCTCACAGATAATCAAAAATTACTTTTCAAAGCATATGACTCAAGTCAAAATATTGTTGCATATGGAGCTGCGGGAACAGGTAAAACATTCATCACCCTCTATAATGCTCTCCAAGATGTTTTAGATGAAAAAAGTCCTTATGAAAAGATCTATATTGTAAGATCTCTTGTTGCCACTCGGGAGATTGGATTTCTTCCAGGAGACCATGAAGATAAGTCCTCTCTTTATCAGATTCCATATAAGAATATGGTAAAGTATATGTTTGAAATGCCTACTGACGCTGACTTTGAGATGCTTTATGGAAATCTCAAAACTCAGGGAACAATTAGTTTCTGGAGCACTTCTTTCATTCGGGGAACTACATTAGATAATGCAATCATTATTGTAGATGAATTTCAGAATCTTAATTTCCATGAATTGGATTCTATTATCACTCGTGTTGGTGAAAATAGTAAGATTATGTTCTGCGGTGATGCAACTCAGAGTGATTTAATCAAAACTAATGAAAAAAATGGTATAATTGATTTTATGAAGATTCTTCGCGTAATGCCATCATTTGACATTATTGAATTTGGAATTGAAGATATTGTCCGTTCTGGATTAGTTAAAGAGTATATTGTAGCAAAAACTGAATTGAATCTATGACATTTATTCATCATAATTACTTAGGTGATATTGAACTAGAATGTAAAACAACAGAAAGCATCCGTCTCTATAATCTACCTAATGGGGACTGGGTGCCTTCTATTACTTCTGTAACTTCTTTTTATAATCGTCAGATTTTTATTGATTGGCGTAAAAGAGTTGGTCTTGAAGAAGCAAATCGAATCACTAAAAAAGCAACAGCAAGAGGAACTGATTTTCACCAAGTATGTCAAGATTATCTTGAAAATAAAGAGTTGAACTGGGATGATTATCAATTCCTGACAAAACATATGTTTCATCATGCTAAACCATACTTGGATAAGATAAATAATATTCATGCAATTGAAAGAACTCTTTATTCAGAGTACTTAGGACTTGCTGGGAGAGTTGACTGTATTGCAGAATATGAGGGAGAACTTGCTGTTATTGACTTTAAGACCTCCGAAAAAATAAAACCAGAAAAGTGGATTGAAAATTATTTTGTGCAAGAAACATTTTATGCTGCTGCATATTACGAATTAACTGGTAAGGTAGTTAAAAAACTTATTACTTTAATGGTTACTCCCGGCGGAGAAGTAAAGGTATTTGACAAAAGAAATAAAGGAGATTATATTAGACTATTAGTTCGCTATATTAAAGAATTTGTACATCACAATACTGGGTCAAATGGAGAATGAGTTAGAAAAAGCCCTTGAAAATAAGTTTTTTTGTCCATCAAGATTTGCACAAGAAATTGAAAATCTTGTGCAGATTAATCCTGATATGAATTATATTGATGCCATTATTCACTTTTGTGAAAATAATAGCATTGATTTGGAATCTGTTCCAAAACTTATATCAAAACCTTTAAAAGAAAAAATTAAGTATGAGGCAATGGAACTTAATTTTCTCAAAAAAACATCTAGAGCAAAATTGATTTTTTAATATTATTTTTTTAATGATGCCATTTGATTCTTATAAAACTTATTTGTCTTTGAAAAATCACTTTACCAAAGACACTTATGATTATTTTAAGTATTGTGGAAAGAGTCGTGCAAGTCTTCAATCTTTTTATAAAAGAAAAGATAGAATGTGGTTTGAAAAAGTTTCCAGACAAAAAACTGATCAAGAAGTTGTAGATTTTTTTGTAGCAAACTTTGTATCTTGCAATGATCCAGAAACTCTTTGGATTGGTGAAATGATTAAAGAGGGGGAAACTAGATATCAGAATTGGCAGAAAAGAATTCAATCCCTTTCTTATATTTTTAAGGAAGAAAGTCAGAATTTATTTGAGAATAATAACTTTGATGACATTTTTAAATGTTCAAAAGGTCATCCTATTCTTCTAAAGAGTTTTTTGACAGGCAAAATAAGTCTAGAAACTCTTGTAATTTACGATAAAATCTTCTCATATTCTAATAATTTTGATAAAAAACTTAAAGATCCTGTGTGGGAAACCGTCAGTCGTAGGATTAAAAAATATAATCCTTTCCTAAATATTGACGTATTTCGTTTTCGTAAAATTTTGAAAGAACTTATTTTGGAGGATCGATGAGTTTTTTTAGATCTGAAGTTGTCCGTGCAGAGATGACTGAAATTGCAGAACTCCAAGAACAAATCTATGGAAATATTTTTAAATTTCCTACTATGTCTAAGGAGGAAAAACTTGAACATGTTGAAGTTCTTGAAAAACTTTTAGAAAAACAAAAGGTTCTTTATACACGATTGAGTTTATCTGATGACCCAGAAGCAATTGAAATGAAAGAACGTGTGACTGAATCTGCTGTTATGATGGGAATGCCAAAAGGAACTGATATGAACATCATCTTGAATAATATGTCCAAGATGCTTGAAGTTATGAAGGAACAGATTGACAAAACTGGGTCTGACTGGTAGAATAACGAAGTACACAAAAGCCGAATCCAATTAATACGGAGAAATCTAATGTCTTTTTCTGATCTTAAAAAGCAATCCAAACTTGGTTCTCTTACTGCCAAACTGGTAAAAGAAGTTGAAAAAATGAGTGCCAGTGGCGGTAGTGAAGATGATCGTCTGTGGAAACCAGAACTTGATAAAACTGGAAATGGTTTTGCAGTAATTCGTTTCCTCCCTGCCCCAGAAGGTGAAGATGTTCCTTGGGCAAAAATCTATTCTCATGGTTTCCAGGGTCCTGGTGGTTGGTATATTGAAAATTCTCTAACCACTTTGGGACAAAAGGATCCTGTGTCTGAGTATAATCGCAAACTGTGGAACAGTGGTAGTGATAAAGATAAAGAGACTGTTCGTAAACAGAAGCGTAAACTCTCTTATTACTCTAACATTTACGTTGTAAAAGATCCTACAAATCCTCAAAATGAAGGTAAGGTCTTCTTGTTCAAATATGGTAAGAAGATTTTTGATAAGATTATGGAGGCAATGCAACCTGAGTTTGAGGATGAAACTCCCATCAATCCTTTTGACTTCTGGCAAGGTGCTAATTTCAAACTCAAAATTGTAAAAAAAGATGGGTATTGGAATTATGATAAGTCTGAGTTTGGATCTGTTGAACCACTACTGGATGATGACGATGCTCTCGAAACTCTCTGGAAGAAAGAGTATTCTCTGGCAGCAGTAATAGCACCAGACCAATTCAAATCATATGAAGAACTTGAAACTCGAATGAATGCTGTTCTAGGTCTTCAAAATTCTTCTCCTACACGTTCTCGTGCAGTGATGGAAGAAGAAGACGAGTATGAATCCTATGTAGATAAACCCTCTGCCGAAAGTCGTGTTGTTGAAGAGTTGGAGCAATCTTATTCTCGTTCCAAGTCTCCTTCACTTCCAAAAATTTCTCAAGAAAGTGAAGAAGATGAGGATGATGCCCTTTCGTACTTCCAGAGGTTGGCGGAAGATTGATTAGTTATAAATTCTAATATTGTCTGCAGTTTTAAGGGTTTCAGTCTTATATTGACTGGAACCTTTTTTGTATGGCATAATAT